AGAGTATAGATTATTTCTTAACCCGTGTCAATAAGAAAACAGAAAATAACTAGAAATAAATAACGCAACGGCCGCAACCCCTTGTAAAACCTCAATTGTTGGTGAAAAAATAATTAAAAAAAAAGCCCCGAAGGGCCCGTTTTCAACTTTTTTTCCATTTAGCCGGGATCCATTTCCCATCACACAACCTAGCTCTTTAATAGGGGCTTTCGCCCCGTTGCGTTTACATTTTGAATTTTAAAGTTCTATTTTTTTGAATTTTAGTCCCTTTTGGGACTTCCCTTAGTGCAACATCATCAATTGAATACCCTAAATATTTGACCCTTTCCCATGCGTTCAACCATGTTGAAGACGTAATAATTTTAACACCAATCCCGCTCAAAACTTCACTGTCATAATTTGCAAAAACATCAACTAAAATCATGTAATATTTCATCTTAAAAGCTCCTTAAATGGGGCCTTTCGGCCCGGTTTGATTAAAGCTCAGATCTAGCTAAAAAAATCACACCTTCACAAATTTCTTGAACGGTTACAGCTAATTGAATTCGTAAAACAGTAGAATGGAAATCTGAAATACTGGCCTTGCCTGTGTTTTCTTCAATTTCGATTTCTAGCCCTGCAACTCTTGCATCATTGCAAATGTCAAGATTTCCGTTTTTAGAATATTCAAAAGAAATCTCATGAATATCAAAAGATACTGTTAGACGTGGATCACGATTTGAACGAATCGTTTCTTTTATTGTCATTCTTCCGCCGATTCGAAGATCTTTTGTTTCGCTGTTCCTTGCAAGTTTTGCATTGATTTCTGATTTAATGATATACGCTTGACGTTTTACTAGTTTGCTGATTTCCATTTTAAAAACTCCGTTAAATGGGGGCTTTCGCCCCGGTTTGATTTACTTGATTTTCTTAACTTCTTTTTCTTTTTTCGTAACGATTGCAGATCCGTAAGCGTCACGAATATTAGCCATTGAATAGGATCCCCGGCTATTGCTCATTTTTTGGCCCCAAGACCACAACTTTTTTTTGCTATTCCATCGAAATTTTGCTGTTTTAAGCGCTTCTTTATTATCGCGGGTGTTTCCTCCAACCCATATCCAACAACCGCAAATTTCTATCTTCAGGCCAACCAAGTTGATAATTTCAACGATCTTCGCTCTTAAGGTTTCATCGATTTCAACTTCTTTGTCTTTTCGTTCATCTGACCAAGTGGTGTAAGCTTCACCAGTTTTCAAAATGTGATCTCTGAGTTTTTCATATTCGTTGTTCACAGAAATCATATCTTCATTTTTTCCGCCGCAATCAGGATGAAACTTTTTTACTAGTGCTTTGTATTGTTCCCGAAGTTCTGAAAGGTTTTTTATAGGTGATTTGAAAAACATTTTTTTTGCTCCTTAATGATTTGATTAACTTAACTGCATGAATCTTAAACTATTTCTTAACCCGTGTCAAGTGGCAAATCGAGAATGAGCACAAAAAAACGCGAATTCCCGCCGAAACCCGCGTAATTGCTGGAATAAAAAATTTAAGATTTATCTCCTTTGGACGATCAAAAGCTCCCCGCGATCTCGAATCGTATCAATTAGACTTTGGATCGTTGGTACGCCCGGAAATTTTTTGTCCCACCGATCAAGAAATATTATAGCAGCGCTTCCGAGTGTGATCGAATGTTCTGTTTTCAGATCTGGGTAGCCCTGAAATATTACGTCGGCCAATTCATCGGGCAATAGTGATCCGCTCTTTGGCCCGTCGGGGAATCCCCATACGTTATGATCGAATGTTAGCATTGCTTTTTTTTCCATTGATCCAAATAAATCTTAACCCAACGATCAACCCTGGCTTTTATCCGTTTCTTTAATTCACAAAAATATTTCATCGGGATATCTTGTCGGTTCAATTCCGCCTAAATTCATCCATTCCTGAAATAGAATATAGATCGTGATCCTTCAAAACAATCTCCTTTGCTTGTATGTCTCATCCTTGGTCCTTACGTTTTCGTATAACCCTTTATCGTCTTGTTTTGGATCATCGGCTGATATTCGAGCCTTTGCGATCTCGAAATATTCTGGCGATAGTTCGATTCCGACAAAATCTCGCCCGGTTCTTTTTGCAGCGATCCCGGTGGTCCCGCTGCCCATGAATGGATCAAAGATTTTATCGCCTTTATTACTCCAAGAAATAATATGATCGTGGGCTAGTTGATAGGGGAAAATTGCCGGGTGCGTTGTGTCATTATTCTTGATCTCGTTAATCTTCCAAATATTAAACCTTGCGCCGAGATGCTGGATCTTAAACCCCCCCCTTCTTTTTATAGAGCCATCCTTTAACCGCTCATTAATACTACCCGCTTTTTTGTGTTTGTTTAATCGATCTCTAATAAGGTTTGCTTTCTTTGGTGGCCCCTTTGAAAAAATAAACATAAATTCAAACTTATCTCTGTATCGATTTGGAGTCATAAAAGGGGTTGTTGATTTTTCCCAAATCATAGTATCATGCAAATTAAACCCACATTCTTTAGCCCATAACGCTTGCCTAAAACTTGTACCCGTTTCGCTTCCCTTTATGGTTGCATCATTCACAATCCAAACTACAACCCCGCCGATCTTGGTTACTCGGTACAATTCTGTGATAACCGCTTTCCAAACGTGATCACCCCATTGGTCGTTGTTCCCTCCGTAGGTTCTCAGGTTATCGTATGGTGGGCTGGTCACTGTTAGATCGATTGATTCGGCTTTCAACGTTTTTAATATTTCGGTGCAATCGCCGATTCTTAAATCACTCAAAACAGCCTCCTCTGTTTAAAAGTTTCATCCTTTACCCTAACATTTTCATACAGCCCTTTATCGTCTTCCTTCGGTTCGTCTGCATGGATTCGAGCCTTTGCGATCTCGAAATATTCTGGCGATAGTTCGATTCCGATGAAATCGCGCCCGGTTCGCTTTGCGGCTATACCTGTGGTCCCGCTACCCATGAATGGATCAAGGATTGTATCGCCTTTATTGCTCCAAGATATGATGTGGTCGTGGGCGAGTTTATAGGAGAAGATAGCAGGATGCTGGTTTTCTGGTCCTCTTGTTTGGTTGTAGATCAACCAATAATTCCATCTAATACCGAATTCCTTTATAATATTCCCTTCAGAAAATTTCTTGGTGTTAATGTTCCCGTCTTTTTTTCTCTCTGTGCCGTGGATTTTTTCTCCATTTGATTTGTTAAATCGATCTCGAATCGGATTGAATGCTTTTGGTTTGCTTTTACTGTAGATAAACATATATTCAAATGCTTGGTAATATCGGTTTGAATCTGGAAAAGCAATTCCTGTTTTCAGATAGATCATCGTATCATGCAAATTGAACCCGCATTCCATTGCCCATAATGCTTGTTTAAAACTCGTCCCTGTTTCGCTTCCGTTTATGGTCGCATCCCCCACAACCCACACTACAACCCCGCCGATCTTGGTTACTCGGTATAGTTCTTTGATGACAGCTTTCCAAACGTGATCACCCCATTGGTCGTTGTTCCCTCCGTAGGTTCTCAGGTTATCGTATGGTGGGCTGGTCACTGTTAGATCAATGCTATCGGCTTCTAATGTAGGAAGGACTTCGAGACAATCGCCGAGTCGTAAATCAATCAAAACAGCCGCCTTTGCTTGTATGTCTCATCCTTGGTCCTTACGTTTTCATACAGCCCTTTATCGTCTTCCTTCGGTTCGTCTGCATGGATTCGAGCCTTTGCGATCTCGAAATATTCTGGCGATAGTTCGATTCCGATGAAATCGCGCCCGGTTCGCTTTGCTGCTATACCTGTGGTCCCGCTACCCATAAAAGGATCAAGGACGATTCCCCCTGTAGGGGTCTTGGTAAGCTTGCATAGATATTCCATGAGGTCTATCGGCTTAATAGTCGGATGAGTGTTGGATCTCGGAGTGTCTCCCCGTTGATATGCGTTGTCTATCGAAGTCTTGCGCCCATCGTTTACATTAGTTTGTGGTAGGTCTTCCAGCCCTTCGTTGCGTTCAGCCTTGCTAGCTTTTGCTGTGTAGAAGAAGCGGGACGCTCCGCCTTCTGATTTAGTGCTTTTTGTCTTTGGTATTGAATTTAATCCTGATAAATGCCAGTCTTTTTTTCGTGCTTGTATGTTGTATCCCTTTAATTCCCCACTTTTCAAAATCCCACTCTGAGCATCCAGCATCGCCCCCGCTTCCTGATCCAGTAGTAGATTTGCGGGCCATCGGCCTTTTGGTTCTGTTGGGTTTCCGAATTGCTGATACTTTCCATAGGTTTTGTTGTTCGCTTCGTTGAATGGTCTAGCTAATGTTTCATTACTTTGGATTCTTGCAAGATCTATATTCAACCCCGCAACCCCAAACTTAAGAGCGTTCTGTGCGAATGTTCCATCTAGGGGTTTCATAGCTACTACGATGGGTTCCCATGCTGGTTTGAGTGCTGTCCCGAATCCATCCCATAGTTTAGCGGCTTCGGTGTTTGGGGCTGTGATGTCTGTTGATAATGTTTTCCCGTCTTTACCTTGAAATGCTCCATCAAAATTTGAGTTTTGATTGCTTCCATCTTTAGCCATTCCAGGCATACCTAATTTGCTACCCACTACCTCCCGTTCAACCCCTGCCGCCTTATCAATCGCCTTTGAAATATCCAAAGATTTCGGGAATCCTGATCCATACAACCACATCATACAATCTCGAATCTCCCATCCAGCATCCTCAATTGCTACGGTCAACCTGTGGAATGTCCTGGTCCCTCCAAACGCTAGCAACATAGCCCCCGGTTTTGCAACCCTTAATATCGCTTCCCAGAATGGTGCGCCTGGTATGCCGTGATCCCACAGCTTGCCCATGAAAGCTAATCCATAGGGTGGATCTGTGATCACCGAATCAATCGAATCGAATTCGAGTGTAGGAAGGACTTCGAGACAATCGCCACAATGTAGATCAATCAACTCTCAATCTCCCAATATTTGTTTCGCATCAGCTTGATTTTCTTTTGGAATTGATCCGTTTTATCTTCTCAATAATTTTGTTTTGATCCTCTTCCTTAATATCCGTGTCCCAATAACATCTAATAGCCCCGATTCCTTCGGCCGCAAATAATGTTGCATTATCTATTATGTCATCTTTAGGGAATCCGATCTTGGATCCCCAAACGATATGATCAAATTCGATCTCGTCGCGATTCCCAACGCTCCCAAACATTAGATCTACAATAGTATAATTAATACAAGGGGGCCCCTCAAAGACAACTGCAATATAATCGTAGGGCTGATAAATTAGTTCAACTCTATAAGCTCCTATTTCAATTTGATCTGCTTTCATGTGCCACCCCTTTGTTTTGATTTAAATAAGTAGCTGGCAGCAAAATCCTGTCAACATCAAAAATAAACCCTATTAAAATACTATTAAAGATCACGAAACAACCTCCATTTTAAAAACTGTTTATTTAATGAAACAACGTTTCGTTTTGTTTTCAGTGTCCAAAAGCTTGTTTTAGTTTTGCGTCACCTGAACCTGAACCGTAACCGGAACCCGAACCGAAACCGAAACCTGAACCGTAACCGGAACCCGAACCGTAATTGGAACCGAAACCGAAACCTGAACCGTAACCGGAACCCGAACCGTAACCTGAACCGAAACCGAAACCTGAACCGTAACCGGAACCCGAACCGTAACCTGAACCGAAACCGAAACCTTCACCGTAACCGAAACCCGACTTTGAAAGCCGTAACCCCTTAGCTAGATAATCCCTGTTAATGCGATCCATTCCATAACGCAACAGATTATGATGTTGCATTAGAATAAGTTGATCTTCATTGGATACTTTCCCAGGAAAACATACTTTAAATATTTCTTGATCCGTATATCCAGATCTTCGGAGTATGTTGATTTTACCGATCATTCACTCTACCCCGAATGCTTTTTTTAGTTTTATGTCCCCTAAACCGTCACCGGAACCGAAACCTGAACCAAAACCGTAATCTTCCCCGGCACCTTCACCGTAACCGGCACCGTAACCGGCACCTTCACCGTAACCTTCACCGTAACCGTCACCGTCACCTTCACCGTAACCGAAACCGAAACCGTAACCGTAACCTGAACCGAAACCGAAACCTTCACCGTAACCGTAACCGTAACCCGACTTTGAAAGCCGTAACCCCTCAGCTAGATAATCCCTATCAACGCGATTCATTCCATAGCGCAATAGATTATGGTGTTGCATTAGAATAATTTGATCTTCGCTTGATATAGATCCCGGGAAACATGCTTTAAATGTTTCCCTGTCCGTGTATCCTGATCTTCGGAGCGTGTTTATTTTATCGATCATTCATCCCACATTCCAGATTCGAAGACTTTAACTGCTTTTTCACTGCATGGACCGTACCCCTCTACTTTCTTTGTAATCGTCCACTCATCGATTGCTTTGCTGATTTTTGATCCGCTCGCTGGGCCATCAATGGCAGCTCCTAAAACACCTTTGGTTTCGACCGACCAATATACAAGCATCCGACAATTTTTTAGCGTTGGTTTTGCCTTTTTGATTTCAACCACTGTTGCATAGCCAAATAAAACAACTCTTGGCTCACAACATACGAGATAAGCGATTTCGTTATCTTCAATTTTCATAATTCACCCTTTTTTTCTTCGTTTAAGAATCTATTTACAGTGTTGTATCATCTTAGATCCATCAATCAAAATACCTCGCTTCCTCAAATCCTGTCGGCCATATGTTGCGGGCTCTACACTCTTTTAGCTTATCAATCTGTTGATCAAATTCGATTTCAAGGGATTCATATCGATCATCACTAATCAGCCAATAGCCGGATCGGAAAGGGTGTTTTTTTTCCACGGCAAAGACACAAATCGGGTAGTATAGCCCTGTTGCGATCAATACCGTTTTGTGGTAGTAAAACGCTTGCATTTCATAGTTATATTTTCGCGCATCAAACTTGAACTTATCAAGATCTTTTGTGGTTTTAAGATCCAACAAATAAACACCGTTAAACCAATCGATCCGAACCTGAAGTTTTACCCCCTTGTATTCTGTCCGGACAGTAGTTTCAGCGATTCCAGTTGATAAAAACTCTTTGATTTTTTCATGGGTTAGCACCGAAACCCTGCATTTCCCCATGATTTTAGCTTCTGAGGGGAATATCAAAGGCTTTTCGATTCCGTTTTCTTCGATATATGCGTTTTGTTTTTTCGTTCCATGAGAGAAAGGCTTACCGGTTTTGGTGTTGATCTCCCCGCCGACGTGATACAGTTTTTGAAACTTCTTTGCGCCCTCTAATATCAATGTATGGCCAGCTCGACCTAGCGCCAAATCCGGCCGATCCTGATCGGTTAATCTGCCTAATTGCTTATCATTGTATAGTTCAGGACAATAGCAAAACAAGCTGAAATCGTGCGATCTAAGGTATTCCTTACCCGTTTTTTCATATTCCGAATACTCTTCAACGATAAGCCAATTTGGTATTTTCATTTTGTTGATTCCTTAAAGTTATTTACGATCCTCATTTAGAAAATCAATATAACAAGCCATGTTGCAATAAAAATAATCAATCCTTTTGCATGTTATTTTGAAATAAAAATCAAAAACAGGAACACCGCAAAACCCGCATCCTTTCACAGTGCAAACGCTTATCCTTTTAGCCGGTTTTCTCTTTGCCGGTAGTCTTTTCTTTACTGGTAGTCTGATCGCTGCCATTTGTAGATCCCTTGGTTTAAACGTATCCGAAATCGTCTCAAGTGAATTTCTTTTTCACTCATAATATTTATCAATCACCATTTTTTTCGCATAAGTAGAAAGGAAGGAAAGCAACCGACTATTAGCCGTCGCGGGAATTTGTGTTTCGATTTTAATTAAAATAGCCTTAACCATTTTGTGATCTTCCGGTTTCGAACAAATATATTCGTAAATCTGTTTTGCCGTCACCGTCACCGGCCGCCGGACGTTTCTAAATCGTAACTTAAACGGCAAATCCAGAGGTAATTTTTTCACAGCTAAATACTGCATAAAGTCCTGATCGAATGGCAACGGTGCCATGTTAGAGGGGTTTGTCAGCCAATCCATTTTTAAACCTCCTAAATTGAGAATCTAGGTAGCTTACTCATTTTCTTAACCCTTGTCAATGAAGAAATAAAAAAAGGCCCCGAAGGGCCCGTCCGTTGTTAGCTGTGGTCAAAGAAAACCCACCCGCCGCCGAAGGTACTCGGCTCTCCGTCGCCAACATATTCGATCTTTGCTCTCATCTTGTAACGCTTCCAGCCTACATAATGATGAACGCGGCCCGTGATTTTGACGTTGACGCCGATAGTAACTTGAATAATAGACAACATCACCCGGTAATCACATCCAGGCCATTCGCTATCAGTATAGGTGTCTTCGTCCTTAACCAATTTCTCTGCGAATTTCCATCCGTCGCCATGTAAAACCAACCCGTCTAAATCTAAAATTTGCTTTTCCATTTTTTTCTCTCCTTAAAGGTAAGTAATTGATTAACTATGTAAGGTTGTAGCAAATGTCTTAAGCCTTGTCAAGTAGAGATTTAATTTTAAGCAAAAAAAAACCCATGCCCTCTAGCCTTTCACTAGATTCTATGGGGTTTTAAGGATGATAGATCTTTTATTTTTTTTCTGATAAATTAAGTAAACCAACCCAGGCTAAAAGCAAAATTGCCATGAAAATAATATATCCGGACCATTCGGCGATCACAACAGCTTTGTTTGCCGATATCCAAAAATGGATAGTGAAGGTTAAAAAAGTTGCAACGATCACAAAATCAATAAATCCGTATTTTTTCATTTGTCCCGCTCCAATCCCATTGTGAGGAATCCGAAGAAAACCACAATTAAAATCAACCCGCTGAAATAGCCGCTTAACCGTAGGATAAATAAAAGCGTAGGTGATATATCAAGCCACCAAAACCACAGAGTAAACAGGCAACAAGACATAATTACCGATACTCCCATTAGCAGATCTGATTTCTTTTTTATCATTTTTTAGAACTCCTTTTGGTTGCTATTATAAGCTGTGATTGCTTTTCGAACTTCCCGTTCTTTGCGTTTGCATTCTTCGAGAATTTTTGAATCTCGAAATCTAAAATAAGTCGTTTGGAGCTGCATCATTTGATCAACTAATGCAACGAATTCTTTGTATTTCATTTTTTTTCATCCCTAATAATTGATTATAACATGAGGAATCTTCCCGCTTGCAATTTCTCGGATTAAAAGCTTTGCATTGTATTCCTTCATTTCAGAGAATTCAACCAACGCTTTCAAAATCTCTTGGTTGATTTTTCGTTGGTGTTCTTTGTCCTCTGTTTTCCGCCGAGCTTCCGCCCTTTCCGATTCCTCTTTTTGATCTTGTCTGGCTTTTTCCCGGATCGTTTTTTCCTTTTCCCGATTCGCTTTCTCTTCCGCTTCCCGTTTTCCTTTCTCTTCCGCCTGTTCTGCGATCCGTTTTTCCCGTTCAATCTGATCCGCGTCTTCTTTTTCCTTCCGCAGCTTTTCAAGTTCAGCTTGATTGGCTTCTTCGTTTTCCTTCTCTTCTATCCTCACCTTCAATGCCTTGATTGCCAATTGTTTTTCTTGTTCCGCTTCCGCTTTGAACTCGGCAAACGAATCGAGAATAATAAATTCTTCAACGATTTGCAGTTGTTCGATGAAATATTTTGAATCTGTAATCGTCCCGTCGCCTCTAAAGATATTGTCTGCATTTTTAAGGAAATCGATATCCTTTTGGATGTCTTTAGCCCTCTTTTTCTCTTCCTCTTCCCAAGCCGTCAACGGTGATCGATATTGTTCCTTCCATTCGTCCAATTGATCCCGGATCCGTTTCCGGCTCGCGTCGATTTTTTTCGGGATCGCTTTGTATTCCGCTACCAGCTCCTTCCCGTATCCGTCGATCAAAGTCTTCGTTTTCGTGATCAACATAGCGTTTTTCTTCACCATAGCCCGGGTTGATTTGCTGGCCGCGTTCGGTTGCCCGAGTGAATTGATCTCGATTTTGATCCGATCCAGCAGTCCCGAAACCTTTTCAGGATCTTGGATTAGATCGGCGATCTGATCTCTTGTGGTTTTGATTAGCTCGCTTGTCAATGTTTACCTCTTTCTTAAGCAGTGTCAAGTAGAAAAAAGAATTTATCTAAAAATAATAAATTGTTTCATTAACTGATCGTAGGTTTCATCGGGAATAATCTCTGTGCCAACATCTCCAAAACATTTTTCAATAATTGTACAAATTCCCGATTTTTTGTTTTCAACTATCCCTTCTAATCGATCAGCATTTAGCAATGTTGAATTTCCGTTGCATTGGAATTCCAAAAAAATCATTTCATTCCCTCCAATTTTTTAATTTTTTTCTTCAACCGTTTTACTTCACCTTCAATAGATTCAAGCCTTTCCATCAATAGATCTCGCCGCTTCCGGTTGCTTTCGGGTTTGAGGTTTTGGAATTTCTTATTATTCCGGATCAGCAAAACGCCGTTTTCACCTTCCTTGATTATGATTTTCTTTTGGTTTTTCCACTGATATAGCGTCTGCCTTGAAATGTTTTTTAGATCTGATGCTTGGGAAAACGTCAACCATTCGGGTAATTTTTCCATTCTGTATCCTTTAAAAAATAGTTGGTGGTAGCTTAAACTATTTCTTAATCATTGTCAAATAAAAAAAGCCCCGCTGTTAAACGAGACTTTCTTTGCTTATTCCAAACCCGAATTTTTATTTTTAATTTAGCATGACAAACATCCTTTCAAGAGTAATAATTTTGAATACAGACTATCAAATATTCAATCGATTAGCAAATGAAAATATAGGATTCCCGTTTTACTTCGATTATTTGTAGCCCTAAAACCTGATTTTCACAATCAAAATCTAAGTTTTTTTCCGTCGCAAGTACCAATAATTTCTGGATCTCTTCTGATCCTAAAAATATTTTCCTGGGTTCTTTTCCAGTATTCATTCGCCAAGAGTTTTTTCTACTGTTAATCATTGTGAGAATTTCAAGCCCTTCTGAAATGTTAGTATCTTCCGCCATACAGATCCCGCCTTTCTGTTGTTTCTTCCGACCGATCTTCAACCAATTCCTCTTTTAATGCAACGCCCAAATAAATCTTACCATAATTTTTCCTCTTCGACTTGAACACCTTTCCAAATCGCTTTGAAAAGTTCGGGCTCCCTAACGGTTTCAAGTTGCATTCGTTCGACCATGATTTATAAGCTGCGTAAACGTCCTTTGCGCCAACTGTCCACAAAACCTCGTCGTCTTTGTCAATCGATACTGTGCAACAATCGTCGATAAATCGTTTTATAACGTCCTCTTCATCACGATAATCTTTGGTGTCTTGCTTCACTTTCTCGGGTATCATCAAACCGTCTATTTGCCATTTAAGACAACCATTAACTAGCCATGCGAGGATTCCCGGTAACTCTTTTTTCAGCTTCGCTTTCATCCCCTTATCTTTTTTCCTATCGTTTTCCTTGATCGGATTATCGCAAAAATGGATCGGGTATTCGATTAGAAGCATGCGCTCCCAAAGAGCCGGATCGTTTGCTGGCGCGTGAGGTTTGTGATTGCTGAAAACGAATAGGGTATGTGAGGGGGGAAAGTTTACAATATTGCCGTGTAGCGGGCGACAACTTATCGTACCGCCGCCCGTTAGAAACTTGACTCTTGATACGTTGAAATGCTCATTCTCGCCCGTTTCCGATAGCCACCCGATCCGGAGCCCCCACAAATCATAAAGCTCTGGCTCGGCCGCTCCCCGGCTTGGAGTCTTTGACGACATAATAACATCTTTAGAAATCGGGCCCGCTAACGTTCCGAGCACTTCTCTTATGATTTCAAATTCGGTTTCCTTTCCGTTTCGCCCCTCTTCGCCCCAAATAATCGGGATCAAATGTTCCGGCTTTTCACCCGAGATCGATTGACCCAGTAGCCGTTGCTTAAACTCGATCATTTCGTCCTGATCTTTTTCAAAATACACATCCTTTTGAAATTGGATCCAACGTTCGCATGGCTCGTCTAGCCCTTTCCAATCGACCGGTGCGACTTTCCGAAGATAGTCTTCGGGATCTTGCTTTCTAAAGCTTCCATCCTTTAGATCAATAACACCGTTCTTTGTACCGAGTAGCCAAGGGTTGCGATCCCATTGTTCACCCGTGATCCCTAAGAAATGGCCCGTCTGTACGATTTCTTTGATTGCATTTATTCTGCGGACCTGCCGAAGCTTTGCAATTCGAGAATAAACCGTTGTTTTTTTCCCGTCCAACGCCTTAACCCTGGCTTCAATCTTAGTATCAATCTCTGTTTTCCCCTTCTGTTTCCCTTTCTCGGTTGCTATCATCTTCCCGAAATGGCCCGCTAATTTCGCGTAAGTATCTACGATCACCGTTTCAATGTCTCCCTTGATTAGCAAGGTTTTATCTTCGATCCAATAATTCTTGAAATAGTACCAACGTTTTGCGCTGCAATCGTAGCAAAAATGTTTTTTTTGGTAGTGACTAAACAGCCTAGCGTCGCCGAATTCGTCGTTGTGAAGACATTTTAAAACGAATTTTACGTCGAAACCTTCGGGGGGATCTTCCGTTTTCGTTTCCGGATCCAATCTGTTCCGATTGGGATCGAAAAAATCTACACATGAATCGATTGCAAGACGAATTGTTGATTTTTTATAATTATCCCGATCCCATTTCTCGCGATAGAGTCCTGACATTTTGAAGAAGCGATCTATTTTATCAAAATCACCTTGACAGTAAAACGCTAGGATATCACACAAAGCCAAATCTGAAGAGCTATGATTTTCACCCCAGTCACCGCCCCATAATTTTAAAAACTTCGCCCCGTTCTTTGCGCCTGTCATTATTTCAACAAGCTTTTGATCATCTATGTCTGTTGCTTCAACGGGTTTCCTGTTGCGTTCTCTCTCTTCCGCTTCCTTTGCTTTCTGGATCTCTTCGGCGAATGATTCCGAATGAAACCTAGCGATCTCTATTTCGCGGTTGCAAACTTCGACCGGTAAAGATTCGAGCTTAAGCCCTGTACAAACAAAAAACCGGCCCGAATCATACATTTCTAGATCGCCTTTTCGCCGTCGCCCCTCTGGGAGTTTCCCACGAATTAAAATATGATAGCCCGTTTTGGATTGGGAAAACTCGGTATAGCTGTTGATTTGCTTTATGATGTCAACGGCCCAACTCGTTGCCTTGCCCTTGCTAGTCACACAATTATCTAGGTCGATGCCCGAGTATGGATCATCTTTATCAATCGCGAACATCAGCCCCGATAGGCTTTGAGTTTCAACGTTTTCAATCAAATAATTAAGAGCCCGATCAAAGCTGACCCAGGTTTTCGAATCGGTACTGCTAGCACCGTAACCGGTGATCGGTGAAATCGGTTTTTTAATATTCTTTTTTTTCGGGTTCGAATGTGGAATCGATTTCCAACAAACCCAACGCCTCAATTTTTTAAGCTCCTCTGGAAATCGATCTAGATTTTCAATATATTCACTGATAGATTTTTGTGTTTCACTTTCCATTTTTCCTCAAATGTAAAAGCTTATTTTTGATTAAAAACGATTCGAGCTGTTGGGAATTTTGAATTATACCATAGGGAATCTGGTAATAATCACAAGCCTTTTGAAACTGTTTTTGTTGTTCGGTTTGTCTTCCGCCCTTTTCCCGCTTGTATTCTAGCTGCCCGCACCAACCACCAAACGATATCAATAACTCGTCTGCCAGCCCCTCTAACCCGTATTTTGTCGGCACTAATTTCTTGAAAGCTTGCCGACCGCCCGGTAAAGATTCCATTGCCTTTTGAACTTGAGAGAATCCAAACGCTAAACCGCTTTGTTGCTTATAATGGATCCCGTTAAAATCGTTTGATTGTTGCCATTTCGCGATCTGCACGTGACAACTATTTCGAACCTCTGCTTCCAACGGATTTTTTTCTTTTAATTTCTTTTCCATTTTTCGTCGTCTTCCTCTACTTCGTTAGCATGATGAATAGTAGCTTTAATAGCCTCTAGATTTGTTTTGAACACGGCCGAAATAGCAACTTTCCCGATTGCAAACGCTTCTATTGTATTTTCTGGGCTACTGCCCGACGCCGTTGTAGTAAACTTTTTCCCGTCATCAGACACCATGCAAACGATCATTTTTAGACCGTGTTTTCTTCCGAGTTTTATCAAATCGTTTTGGATTCCGTCTATGTTTATCATACCTCTTGCCTTTCGTCGTAATCGTTTTGTTCTTCGGGTTCTTGGTTTTCAACGTGTCTTTGGTGGTTTCGAAAAATCTCGTTTCCGATAAAATGAATACAACCAAAGTTTCGACCTACCAAGAATTTCGTTGGATCTAATGTGAAAACACAACTATCTGTTATATTGATAAAGTCACAAGAAAACGGATCGTCATTTTTACAAATTCCAAACACTTTGTCTTTGTTTCGGCTAACCCAATACTTGCAATTTTTGCAACTTTTCATAACTCCACCTCGATATTCCAAATTTCAAATTGATCATAGTCTTCCTCTTTTATAAAAAGTTGTACGCATTCAGGAAATTTAAACTCACAATCATTCAACTTTTTTACAAATCCATCAATATCAAAATGATTAAAACCTCCAATATAAATATCACATTGGATGCCTTTTTTCTGTTTTGCATATTGATCAACCTGATTCAAAATTTGACCGGATTCATTAGCCTTCAACCATTCTTGCAACTGTGATAAACCAAGCCCTTCTTCACCTTCGCCGCACATCGTTATCAAAATCACATCTGTTACCATACTCATATTCTTACCTTTGATTTTAAAGAAATTAAATAGCCCGCCTTTTTCTTTGAAATCCCGTTGATCTCTATAGCCGAATACCCAAGCCCCAAAAGAAATCCGCGTTGCTTATCCGTAACACCGTTTTTGATCGCCGAATATGCAAGCTCTTCGCGTTGCGTTAATAGCCCCCCTTCTAATTTAATTATTGTTAGTTGTTTGGCCTTCTGTTGGAAATCTATATTTCGGTATAGATCCATTGAAACTTTAAGACAAATCGAAAATATTTCCTTTCGGATCAGATCTTCCTCTTCGACCTTTTTAAATCTTTGCTCGACAACCTCTATTGATCGCTTCTTCATTCCTTCCGTTTCTGTCTTCCATTCATAGCCGCAAAAACAAACCTTGGTTTTTCCTTCCGCTAGCCGGTAACACATCGGGCAACGTCGGATCGGTTCAAGCTTTGCCTTTCTTTTCTTTTCAAGATTCCATTCTCTTAAAGTATGTGAAAATGAATGGGTTTCTATGTTATTTGCAATATCAATGCAAATCCATTTATCCTTTCCCGGTTCACATCGGCTCGGCCGCCCCCATTTTTGGATCTGGTTTCCGGGGCTCAATGTGGGTTTGCAATCGACTAAACAATCAATCCCCGATATATCGAGCCCTTCCCCGAGCTTTCCACAGTTTACAATTCCTGTGATCAATTTTTGCCTGAACTTGTACAATATTTGATCAAGCTTTTTCTTTGGTGTTTTATAATCGATCATGCAAAACGAGTAACCCGTTGCATTAAATTTCTGTTCTAATTCGTAACCGTGTTTGATATCCACAGAAAAAACAATCGTTTGGAATCCCTTTGCTAATTCTAACCACAGTTTCACCGCTTCGCCGTTCAACTGGGTTGTATTTGCCTTTCTCGATAACTGTTCTTGATTGTAATCAGCCCCGCTCTTTTCTACTTCTGACAAATCCGGGTATATGTCGGCCCCGTAATACTCACCTTTGACCAGCATCCCACAATCAATGAGCTCTTGAACCGTCGAACATTCAAACATTGCCTGGAATCCATCAGGCCCTCCCAACGGCCGCCCGTCTGATCTGCAAGGTGATCCGGAAAAGCCCAAAACGCGAGGGTTGCTATAGTGATCAATTATCTTTTGGATGGAATCACACATGGTTCTGTGAGCCTCATCAATGAAAACGTATTTTGCGGGGGGCAAATTTCGACGGATCAAGGTTTGGTACGTTCCAATCTGGATCAATGGCCCTCGGTTTTCTTTGCAGCCGCTACGAATGATCCCGTATTCGAGCCCTAACGCATCCAGATCGACCAAGAATTGATCCAAAATATAACCCTTGGGAACGATTAGCAAAACGGGGATTCCCGAATCGACAAGCCAATACAGAAACCAGATCATTAACTTGGTTTTTCCGGATCCCGGTGGGGAAACTACCAGGATCCGAAACAAGCCCTGTAGCAACAAACGCTTAACGCCCCGAGCCCCTTTGATCTGATGATCCATTAGGCTATAGGTTTTAAGCTCATATTTAGAATGGGATTTCATCATCATCAATGCTGTCAATCGCCTCGTTTGAAGACTTTGAAGGTTCAACCGTTGGCCCGCTCGCGTTTTTCGCGTCGTTCTGATGAGCAATTATCTCGTTGCGGATATTACGATTTGAAAACTCATTGATTGAAGCGATCAGTTTTTCAGCTTGGCCAAAGGTCAAATCCGTCAAACTGCTTTTGCCTGGGAATAGCCTTGATATTTCATCCCGCCGCCAATTCGACGCGATCAACGTTGCTTCTTTTTCGGTGCAATGTTGGGCGTTTTGATTGATCTTTTTTTCCAGCATCATAACGATCTGCGTTTTTTTCCCGTCGCTAGCCGGTTTGTTTTTCTCTTCCCCTATGGCCCGCCGATAGTGGCTCTCAAGGTTTGTACCATGAACCTTGTACCCTAACATAATCGCTTTATTCGTCGCCTTTAGGCTTTCCCCTTCCGCATCCACACAATCTGAAGGGCACGAATGGACAGCGGAAAACCAACGCGCTCGGGGCTCTTCCTTGGTACAAACCATTATAGTTGCCTTGATCAACTCTGGCCATTGTGAGAAATCCAACTCTCGGCCGATAATAAAGAGCTGTGACCGTTCGCCGTTTTGTGGCTCGGGCAATTTTTCACTTTCCGTAGGTTGGGTCGTTTGCGCCTGTGCCGGTTGCGCTGCCGGTGTTCCCGTCATCGCTGCTTTGGCTTGATTATAAGCTGTTTTCCAATTATCAAATACCGTTTGCTCGCCGTTTTCGATTTTCGGAACGTTCATTTCTACCCAACCGGCTTTGAAGGGAGCCCCGGCTTTTGTCACCATTAGCCCCATTTGGATCGCTTTATACCAAACTTGCTTATCAGCATATTCAACCATATTTTATTTTTTTCCCTTCGGGTAATTCGATTTTGGAATCTAGTAAAACGTTTTCGACCATGTCGATAAAATCCAATCCGGCACCAAAACCGATTTTTTTTCCTTGATCCCGCAACAAAGCCTTGTATCGTTTTAGTAGGGCTTTGTTGTAGGGATTTGATCGAAAATCAATCCTCATTGGAATAGTTTTTTCAACCGGATAAAATTTTGAAACAGTTTTTTCCATAATTACGCTCCTTTCGTGATAAGAAAATACAGAATCTTAACACGATTGCAACATAAAAATAAAAAAAAGGATAGAAAAAATGAGCACACCCGAAGAAATGGCCGCAACTCACGCCGCAAATCAAGCCGACTTGATCGTAAAAATCGCAACCGCCCGAGATTTTGCCGATTCGTTCGGTATGAGTGAGGTAGAAAATTCGCTTCAAAGAATTATTGATTGTATCGATTCCGGGCAAAGTGAAAAGCTCGACGAGGTAATCGAAGAATTTGCCAATCAATAAAAAAAAGGATCCGAGTGATGAATCGGACCCTTTTTGCCACGGTGCTAAGATATCTTTACCCGGTTGCCCGGTAGATCGTTTCAATCGCCGCTGGCAACATTACCTTAATTAGTTCTATCCAACCGTCATCGACGAAATCAAGATAACCCTCTGCTTTAAATTCATCAAGAGCAATCCCGAATCCTTCAACGATAAAGGCTTTCTTTTTCGCCCCGTCAACGTTCGCCTCTTCCTGCGTTCCGCTTTCGTTGGTTGTTAATTCCGTCCAAGTTTTGGCCGCTTCAACCGCTAACCGTTGCGCCTTTCCTAACGCGTCTAACCAATCTTTTTCCTCTACTTCTTTTAATACTCCCTTAACATGATCTGCAACGTGTCGGGCTCTTAAACTCATTTCGATCCTTTCCTTCACATTTTTCATTTCTGGTTCAATGCCAACAACGGCCTTGACTCCATCAGCTACAAGAGGATTATCAACCCCTCACCCGCCGCCCTTGAGGATGGCGTCAATTAAGAAACCTATTACCTCAAGAGCGGCTTTTTCTAACATCTCTAAAAGGGTTTTATCCTTCACAACATCAGCAAACGCCGCTAATTCTGCACCGCCCCGGGCAAGTCGATCAAGAGCTTCCCGGTTGTATTTTGCTAGAATTTCGTTGCCTTCGTCGTTGGCTTCCTTCAATTTTAATTCGCGATTCGCGATCCGGCCGCCGACGTTTTCAGCCCACGTTCTAGCTTGTGGGTTATCACTCGAAACGTTTTTCAAGATCATTCCCGCAACTTCAAGTGATCTTTTTGCTAGTTCGATTTCATTCATTCTTTAGGCCTTCCTTTTCTTGAAACGCTTTGATTTCGTTAAGTTGCGCTTCTTCCGCAAAGAGCAAATCGCGTAAAAGGTCGTTGTAATAAACCTCGCCCTTTGTCGTTTTGATTTCGAGAAAGCCCGGAGCTTTCTCTATGTCTTCTGTATGCGCCTTTCTGATATCGCCGTTTGTTCTGATCATTGCGTCAACAAAACGTTGATCGATCGATGAGCAAGAAACCAGCAAATAAGCGGCTAACAGAAGGATTGCAACGCTCGTTGCATTAAATATTTTTTGTCGCAATAGAATATCCTTTCGTAAAAAAAAATGATGAAACGTATCACCAAACCACACAAATAATTTTTTAGATTTTCCCATTTTTCCGATCAATCTCCTTTCTGATTCGATCAGTTTCTTCTTTAAAAATTAGATCCGCTTTCCCGTTTATCGGTAATTTCGCAATCCGTTTCAACGTCTTGATATACCGCTCATAATGATCAACCGTCCTCTCGATTTCCTCTTTTTGCTGCAACCGTTCGACCTTCAAAGATTCTCGATGAACCGTACAAGACGTTGAAATCTGTTTTAAAAGACTCTTTGTATTCTTTTCGTGTTCATCCCTCAAAGCCTGAATCGCGTTCTCTTTGGTTTTCTGCAACGCCAAATAGGATCCCCACAAGGCACCAATAACACCGGCCAAAACAACAACCGCCTTTAATAATAATTCTGCTGGATCTTGCATTCTTTCCCCCTTTTATCCTGCTAATATTCCAACGCCGGTTGACTTCCGCAGCTTCACAAGTAAATCATTATGTGAGGCTTGTAGATCTGTAACATCATCGATCAGTTTGTTTATTTGATCGGTCAAACTCGCGTTGTTATCGTTCGTAATTACTTGAGAATATGCCGCTGTACCATCTGCAATTATTGATCCCGGTGTTCCAGTACTGGAATCGGTCAACACCGCCGAAGATATAGAAGGAACAGCCGCTATAGTATCTGTTCCGGGTATTACGCCCGCTAGAAATATCTCTACAAACGTATCATGGATAAGCTGAAAGTTCGCGCTATAGCTTGCATTCCAACCCTGTGCCCCATGATCGAAAATGATTAAACCGCTCGTTAATACTGTCATTAATCTATCTCCTAGCCATGATAAAAACCATCCGACGCCGCGACGAAAACGGTTCGCGCTCCCGAGGTAAAACCGTCCCGCCTATGCTTTATTGTAATCGTCACCGCTCCCGCTCTTATCGTTGCAACCTCTGTTGTTCCCTGTTGTAATGTGTGTTTGATCGCCGCATCATATTCCACTAATAACTCGCCGATAAACGGAAACGGGGAAGGTGAGTCTGTAACGTTCTCCGGTATCCCGTCTCCCGTCCCTCCAACGTCTGGCGTATTTGGGAATATAGACAACGCGATACTAGATCCCGTTCGGGTTGCGGTCACATAAGACGGGATCCGGGGAATCTTCGCCGTGTTAACCGTCGTTTGTGATCGCTCTGTTGCGCCCGTTGGATCAAATACCTGTTCCGGTGTTCCGGCAAACGTCGGGATCACCTTGTGGAAAAACGTCCCGGTTGCCAGTGCCGATTGAATCACATTCAAGCCTAAAGTTGTTAGCCAAATCTCGGCCCCGAGAATATGAGAAGAGACAGGAGTATTAAGGATCCCACGTATAACGCCGGTTAATCGAAAGCTAGCCCCGCCCTCGGGGGTAACGGTTTGAAACGCCACCAACTCAGTGCCACCGATTAAAGCAAACCGGGGGGTTGTGTATAATTGAGATTCCGAAATGCTATCGAAAGTTGGATCGTTGATCGTTGGCGTATAAAGGATCCCGTTGTCGTTATCGATCTCATGCGTTATCGGGTATAGTTCGGCCGTTGCGCCATGTTGCGAAAACGTTGCAAACCCACCAATATTCGTAAAGGGCCCGCCGGTTGTAGGTGATGCTAAAACATCAAAGCCCGTTTCAAATTGAAAGTTGCGCTGTACTAAAAACAGAAACGCTGGTTCGAATCCATAGGTTGACGTGTAAGGTAATTCAAATACCTTCACGTTTGCAAAGTCTGTCATCGTACCCGCAACCGGCACCGTTTCAGTGCCGCCAACGTCGAAAAATATATCGTCAAATAATGTTTCTGTCACCTGGATCGCTTTGAAGGAAAACAGATTTTTATCGAGATCTTTCTGGCTAACTTCCGTAATCCAAAAATCCGCACCCGAAACCCCGAATTTTGCATTAGTCAACGTCACCTTGTCACCGGGCAAAAGTTCACTGAATGTTAAGTAGGTTGTAACCTGGCATTCCAAAAGAGGGAATGAAAGGTTTTTCATTATCTCGATAAGTCTTCGACTTGCTGAAGTCACATTATCAAACATTCTCATGTCAATCGACTCGGTAACTATGTTACCGTTTAAGTTGATCGCCGCTTGGTTTTGGACGTTGATCGTTCTATCTGTGTATTCTTGATCCTTATCCTTAAACGTTGCTTTAAAATCGTTGGGTACTTGTGTATATGTTACCCGTCTTAAACTTAGATCGATAAAAAAATCGTCGGTGATATGCGCTGAACTTGCAAGCAAAGGATCCCGATATTTTAAAACATATTTCCCCTCGGTGTTGATTGCAACCGTTGCGTCAAGCAAACCGAGAATTTGATTGATCAAAGATTGAACCGTCGATAATTTGGTAAATGCAACATTGATTCCATATTCTTTAGTATTCCAAAACACCGAAGCCGCTTCGAAAGAAGCAACATCAAATTGACTCGAAACGACCCCGGCCCGCCTCAAAAGATCATAAACTGCGCTTGCCGGATTCGATCCGCTTGCCATGTTAGGGAATGATAGAGGGGTAACTAATTCGCGTTCTAGCAATAAATGCAACGTTGAAACGCTTGATACGTTTTCCCCTAAAAGATACCAATGAAAAAACAAATGTGATACACCCGGGATCGCGTTTGTAAATGCTCCGAATCCCGGGTTGCCGTCGAATATAGTTGGAAAAACGCCGTTTTCACCGTCATTAAATTGTAATGCAACATATGTCCACAAGGGTTCGAACACCGCAAGGTTGACGATTTCTTGATTGTTTACCCAGGCCCGGGTAAAGTCTAGCTTACCCAATCCTAACGCGTACCAAATATCAAGGAAGTACCGAAACCCAGAGGGGGTTGAAGACGCCGAGCTAGACGATCCGCCTTTGCCACCGCCGCCGCCGCTAATATCAAAGGTTGTTTGCGTCAATAAATTCTTGTATGCAATAATATTTAATTCGTTACGAGTTCGACCATAAAGAAGCTTTACAACTTTTCCTTCATTTGCGCTAGTTACGTTGAAATCTTCTAGATCATTCGCTCCGAATTCGTCAGACTGCTCTTGCCTCGAACGTTTCCCACCTCGCACCCGATATTTTACGCCCGGGGCGATCAACTGTATTCCGAAGTTTGCAATCTCTGGGATTCCCATTTTCAACTACTTCCTAAAAATCCGATAATAAATTTTCAATCTCGATTCCCACGTTTTAGAATATTGATAAACTTGCGCCGTCGATTTATTGATCACATGATACATTTGTTTCGAGTTCAAATAAAACGCCGTATGGTTAACTAGGCCCTTTTTGCCGATTGCAAACCCGAGAAAATCACCAAACAACAAAACGCTTTTCCCGTGGGTATAATGGTATTTTTTAAGCTCGAATCCTTCGACTTGATAAAGCCTTAAATGTTCCTCAAAGGTATTCAAAACAACCTCTTTGTCGCCGTGTATATACCAGTCTTTTGTATAGTATAAATCCGGGATCAATTGCTTCAATGTTCCCAAGTCAATCATGATTTTACCCATTAACTTTGTGCAATCCATACCAGCCCGATCCGCTCCCATATGATGATAGGGCGTACCTTCCCATTTTTTCATGATTTCATGGGCTCGATCCCGAGCTTCTTTTTTTGCAAAAAACCAATCCATTTTTAAACCGCTTTAATCGTTGCGTTTGGTATTCCCGAAACCGCCTTAACCAAATCCTCGCCGTAATATTTTAGATTTTCCTCTGGTATTTCAATGACACCGTTTGAAATCTTCATAACCTTGAAAATATTTGCGTCATAATTTTTCATCAACTCGTTGCGCTTGTTCATCACCGTTTTTTTTGCTGCCCGTTGCGCCTTAATCATTCCCAACGTCAACGCTTTTTCTGGTGTAAGCTCTTCGACTTCCGACGGCAAATCATTAACAAACGCCCGTAAATGTTTAACAACATCACTCATTATCTAAAGCCCCATAAAACAGGATTATTGTTTGGTATGTAAGGAAAACCTTGGAAATTTGCAAAGTTGTTAAATTTCGTTTGGCAAACTCCCGGCGATTTGTCACAACCTGCGAAAACATCTATAAAACCGGCCGTATCAATATCTATTGTCCTGAATGGTATGTTTAACGTTATCACACTGCCCACATGATTTGTAATCATTCGCCGATCCCCTGTGCCGTCGATCACAACCTCACCATTTCGAAAACGATCCACAGGAAAACTACCAAAAATCGAAGCTGTGATTGTAGAATTTAGAATAGTGAAATCAGCTTGCAAAACCGACGTCAAAAAAGAAGTTGGATCGACGTTGCAATCTGGCAACCCCGGTTGACTTGACTTGTACAAAGTGTTATTGCAAAACGATTGATAAAGTATTCTCGGGATCTTGTTTCTAAAAATAATAGATCCGCCCTCACAATCTGCTTCAACCGTTTTTTCCTGCAACGTAACCCCTATTACATCACCGACGAAAATCTTTTTAAAGGCTAATAGATCGTGAATAAAAACCCGAGTGATTTCTATAATTACTGGCACCGTTGGCGAGTTTGAAATATATCTAGGTAACGGTTGCGCCGGTTCCATCGTGATCTTAACTGAATGAGCTTGCAACTTTTCATTAAATGTAAACGTGCTGCGTTTGATCCCCGCTGTTGCGTATGTGTTCCCGTCAAAGATCACATTATCACCGAATGAAGTATAATAGAATGTCTCTGATCCAGCGGAAATTTTGTACAATTCCGCAAAGGGTAGGATTTCTATTTTTGCTATCTCGGTCGAATAGGTCACTAAGGATATTCCTTTATCAGTTCAATAAACTTTTGATTTGCTTCACTCGCAAAACTAGCTTGATATGAAAACGTTATGTTATCAGCCTGAAACCGTCCCAAATGAATAAAGCTCATTCTCTGAACGTCTGAAATTGAAAACGACCGATCCAAAGCCGGGGAAATCGTTATTGTTTCTTGGCTTGGTACGGGCCCCGCAGAAACTGAAGAGATTGTAAAGGTTAACATATCCCCATTATTTAACAATACCATCAGCCTTTCATGCCCTCGAAACGCATCTGCAAAAAGATTGTTTTTCACAATCAATTCCGAATTCGCCGACAACGCATCAACCGCAAGAGTAAAATAATTGTAAGGAGCTGGCAACCAAAACTTTTCATGTCTTCCTTTTCGCGCAATGAAAAACTCGGTCAAATTCTTTTCATCAACCTTATCTAATTGCGTAAAGTTTAGATCTGCAAGGAATGGCCGTTCATCATCAAATGTTGTTATCACTTCAACCGTACCGATAAAGGTTAAAATAGCCCTCGAAAGTTCTAATTCGGTTTTGATCGGGCTCTTCCAATCTGGCTCGATTCGTAAAACTGGAAAGGTAGATAAACCATTCAAGAAATCAGCCATTACAACCTTACCTTACGCCGGATCTCGTCGAATTTTAAAGTAAACTCGATTAGATCGTCGGTGATATATTGAGGGGCAAACTTATCGATAACGCCGATAAATATCGGGAAAATAAACGTTTCGCCGTCAACGAAACCCGGGGGAACAGGACTATTGAGCGTTAACGTGTTTAAGATTTCATCAACTGCAACAATCGAAAACGTTTCGTTAATATTGGGATCCTTTGTACTCTTCATCAAAAGGATCGTCGATAAGTTAACCAAGTTGTAATAGCCTGAAATCGCAACATTAAACGTTAATGTCAACGCACCTACTATTGGCGTATTTGCAACCTCTAAAGCCTCGGGATAAATCGGAACAGCTAGAAAGCTTTCATGGAATCGCCTAAGATCGTTTGAAACCTGTTGCGCGTCATCCGCATTGAATAAAAACGAACATTCTTGGGATCTCTTCACATTATTAAATAACGGCCGCCGACGTTCAAACCAAGTCTTTGATCGATCAAGTACCGTTTGAAAAGCATAAGAAAGTTTTACCGGTGAATTCCAATTTGGTTCGAAGTAGGGTTGCAAGGGTTGCAACCTTTGAGCGAAAACGCTTAGTATAAACAACTCACCATCTATTATAAATTGGATCGTTGTATCTGTTGTTGGCGGGCCCTCGCCCTGGATCGTAAGATTTAAAAACAGATCACTCCCGGCCGTTAGATCAATTGGAAGTGTTGCGTTATCTAAAAGTAAACTTGTGGGATCAATAAAAGTAATCGTGTCAAGACTTCTCGCCGTGTCTGGCGACGAATTCCAAAACCTTAAAACAAATTGAACATCCGTTGAAATTACGCCCGCATTTATTTTATGTAAACAATCGGAATCAACCGGGAAAAAGAAAATGGATCCTATACTAACGCTCGGCCCTTCGGGCGCAATCAATCCAATATGAACTTGAGATATAATCGACGAGACACCGGCCGCATGAATACCAAGAATAAAAGGGCCCGCCTCGATTAGATCGAAAATAGCCGGATCAACGACTAAATCACCGGAATTATTCGGATCCTCTGCTGTTTCAATTGGCTCTAAAAATAATCCAGTATGTGCAACCATTTTTTTTTAGCTCGCAATCTGAACAGCAAAACCCTTAAATCTCTCGTTGACTCTGCCATTTGGGAAAGCAAGAAATTCTTTTGTGCCGAGACAAATTTTTTCGCCGATTCCGAGCCCTTCAGTATCAAGACGGAATACCCACGGATCACCCAATGGTAAATATCTGCTATCTGAATTTCTTTGGGTGTAAATCGTTTGTTTAAACATCGGCCGAATTTCAGAAAACGCGTTGCGTAATACACAATCACCCAAGGATCCGAACCTGGTATTTGTTGACAAGCCGCTTGTATTAAAAGAAAAGTTTGTACCGGAATTAACTTTACCTTCCGCATCGTAAAACACCAAATCCGATACACTAAAATCGAACGAAACCAAAGTATTATGATTGAACCAATGATTTACACTAGAGCTTGACCCTCTCGGCATATATAGATTTCCTTCAATTTCCGTTGTATCAAATAGATTCACACTGCCAAAAACCATTGTTACGCAAAACGTCGAATCAACTTCAACAACAACAATTATGATTTTGTCGTTACCGAAAAACCAAGTTTTAGGAATCGTTTGAGAGGGAAAGGAATGATGCCGGTTTGCTTGTGTCCAGGGTGTTCCTATTGTCGTTTGTATTAATGGATGTGTGAAAATAGGATCAAGAGCCGTTGATCCTGTGTATCCGTTGATCTGTACCCATTCATGGGTTGCAACCGCTCCCGAGTCTTCGACCCGAAATCGGAATTGTAAATCCTGGCTCCCGAAACCGGGCGAGGTTAAAATCAAAAAATCCTCTGAACCGGGATCCCAAGCGTAAACTCCGCCGCCCTGATTTGCCCATACAGAATTAGTCTGATATAATGCAACAGTCCAACCTTTAGTAACTGCAAACGCCCGCATTTTATCGATCAGATCGTGATGATCAACGAGGTTTTCGTGTATCTCGAATCCTAAAACCGTCATTTTTATTCCTCTAAAAATGCCATGAAATCTTCCGTTGTTGTTCTGAAAATATCTTGTATTACTAAATGAATCGAGCCGCCAACGTCAACCGTATCCTCATTTGCATTTTCCACATATGGTGCATGATACGCCCCGTCAAGTTGGAATAGAAAAACATCAGGATTGGATCCTGTATAAACCATGAAAATTTCACTCAATAAAATCTTTGCGTTTGTTATCTTTTCAAGATTTAAAGATCCAGAATAATCTTGAGTAGGATATGATAAAACCTGTCCAGCAAAAGCTGGCCTGTAAACGTCAATATTATCAAGAAATAAACCGGCAAAAGCTGTACCCGGTGAAATAAACATTCGATGTTGTGTCGCTGTACTCGTAAAATTGAAATTTCCAGCATTGTTACCAATAACGCAAAGAGGAAATGGATAGTTGGCTCTACTTGAATACCTGATCCCGAGTCCCAAATAAAAACTAGTCGTCACCGAGTTTGAAACTTTGACAGCTCCAATAATTCTATTCTTTGTTGACGAAAAAAAATAGGTTTGATCATCATCGTTGTAAGCTGTGCTCGGTAGCTCTCGCCAATTCTCTGTCGTTGCGTCATATAGATCCCGGGTTGTTTCCGTCTTGTTATAATTCCAATCGTCTGTCGTTTCGTGTTGATCGTCCCAAGCTTTATAAAGATTAAAATTCAATAAATATTGATTTGTTGCAACGTTTTCTGTTTCCCTTATTCCTATATATATAGGCTCTTCAAAAGATTTCCCGCTGTTTTTTAAAACAACTTGCCGCAAAGCCAAACCCGGAAAAGCATCAGCCAAAGATGAATCTTGAGTAAATAGATCGTGCATGATGATCCAGTCTTTTCCAGCTGTTCCAGTACTATAAAGACATTCTATCGCAAAAAGATCATCAATGGCAACCGTAAAAGTAATCGAACAAATCCCAGTTGTATAATCAATCGCCGACGCGGAAATATTACTACTAATCCACTCCCCTGCGCCGTTGTCCCACACATCGAACACCTGCGATCCTATCTTATATTTGATCCGTAACTGGCCCTTTGCGATCACAGTGTTTGTAATAGTGAAAGCAAACGTCACCAAAACACCGTTTCCGGTTCCGACGATCTGCGTAAACTGTGCGCCGTGAACGTGATCCAAAAGTTTATGTAACAGCCCTTTTGTATCAAACTCCAACGCTCTGATAGAAGTTAAATCATCCGGTGCCGTCGAAAACGTTAACGCGATAGCCCCGCCAACCGTTACCGATCCGCTTGTGATATGTGTACCAGTAAAAACCCCAAAGCCGTCACTTGTTGAAGTAAAAACGGTTGATCCTACGGTATATTCAATCTTTACGCCGAGCAAAAAAACTGCGGGGCTCGATAAACTGAGAGCAAAAACGGTAGCGATCCCGTCACCCGTTCCAATTATTTCTGGAATTGTGATGCTTCGATTTGTTGACGTTGATATTCCGCCGGTTACATATGCCATTTTTTGCCTTTAGCTCGTTGGAAGTTGGATCGATTCCCTCACCGATTCAGGATTATTTGAAATAATATTTAATATCCGATCAATACCTTCATTTGTTGCAAGGAATGAATCGAAAATATCTGGATCAATTAGATTCACATTTTGAAAAACTCTTGTCTCGCCGCCCGATTTTTTTTCTTGTGTCGTTGGGTTTTGCCCTGGGATTAACCCGCCGGATTCAAACTTCAAATTGCTTGGTACTTGAAAAACGGGACTCGGGATATTCGCTTGCCGCATCATCAACGCCGCGTCGCTGCCGCTTCTTACGCTGTTGATCGCATTCATAAACATCGGGCCCAAAACATTTGTAGAGAGCTTGTTAACTACAAACTCGCCCCCTTCCGCTTCGACCATTCCCCGCCCGCCAACCGAAACCGGGATCCCGCCTTGGGAGTGAGAAGGCCCGCCCAACATACCGCCAACCTCTAAAGAGGGGGGCTGTTGCGCTGAAATGTTAGCAATCTCTATTGCCCCCGCAGCCGCAACCAACGCACCAAGAGCGATCCCTGCGATCCCCCCTTCCGCTAGAGCTTTTGAGACACCTTGCGCCGTATTTATTATCGCCTGGGAAACAGCAAACGCTTTATTGATTATGAATAATTCTTCGGATTCCTTACCGATTAACGTTGTTAATCCGCTTGCAAGTTTAGACGCGGCCCCGTTAAATTGAGAAGCAAGGCTTAACTGTGCGTCAAATTTCTTTTGAGCACAACTGATCTCTTTTTTTGCAATCACTTCACATTCTTCAACTCGATTCGCTTCAATCGCTTGCCGTTTTGATCCGCTGTCTTCCTGTACTGTTACCAGATTTTTTAGAAATCCCATTACCGAATTCACTTGATTTCTAATGGAATCCACATCGATATTAAGGGCACTCGATAGCTTGCCCCCGAATTCTAAAACTTTATCGCCAACATTTGAAAAGAAAGTTTCTGTTTTCTCTCTGGCCGATTCACCAAAAGCAAGTTCTATCCCGTCGCCGAATTTTTCTTTGAATAGATCCCCGGCTTCACTAATACTCTTTGTAAGATCTGTATTCGTGATCTTGAAATTTGCGATCTCGCCAAAGGTTGTCTTAAATGTTCCGGTTAATTTTCCTAAAGAATTTTTTAATTTTGCTTGAGCTTTCTCATCAAAAACACCGGCAAACGCTTCTTTTGTCACTCCGCCGAATGTTTGAGCTTTTCCGGCCGCTTCTGTAAAAACTTTTTCTATTACAGAAGTAAAAGAAATCGAATTTTTTTCAAGCCTCTTGATCTCGTCACCAGCATTTGACACGTCTTGCTCGGTTAAAATGAAACCAAATAGATCCCCGATTCCCTCACCAACTGCACCAAGAGATTTTAAACCATCCGATATTCCAATCGCCAACCCTAAAGCGATCTCTCTTGTAAATGATCCAATCCTGATCAAAACATTTGTAAGAAGTCCCTTTAATCCTTCAATGAAAGACGCGTCAACAGTAGTAAATAAAACGCCGACAATCAAACCAACGCCGGTTAAAACAAACGATGAAATTTTATTGATTGCAACGCGCAATAATTGAATAGCAAGAGGCCCAAGGCCTTTGACAAATCGAGTAATTAAACCAACAAGCTCATCAAGCAATATAAAGAAAATATCCTTTAAGAATAAAGCCAAAGCCGACGCCAAGGTTGAAACGATTTCAAAAGCTTTTCTTGGCTCTGTTACTACAATTCGCACAAAATTAAAAATCAAATTAAGAAGAGCCCCGAAAGCTTTTCCTAATATCCGCAAAAACGATTCAATCACCCTTTGATTTTTCTGAAACAGATCTATCACATCTTCCAACGCGCTGTTAATTACGGGTAAAATTTCCTCGATAAGAGGGTTTAAAAACGTTTTACGAATCTCTTTTAGTTGGTTTAACAAGCCAACCGCTTTTCTAGCTGCCTCTGTAAATGCCGATGTCAAAACGGTTCCAGTTTCAACCGCTTTTTGTTGAAACGCTTCCAACCCTGGCCGCCCGATTTGCAAGAAATTTATCAAGGGGGATGTTGCTATAAGCCCGGCCGCCTCTAATGTTTTACCGAATTTTTCCGCTTGTGGTGGGATTCCATCTAAAGCTGACGAAATCTGAAACAATAATTCCGCTGTCGGTTCTGTCGCGTTCTTTGCCTTTTCGAGATCCAAGCCGAGACTTGCAAACTTTTCTTTGTCTTCCTGCGTTAAAGTCTTATTGAGGATCCTATTTAATCCCGTTAATGAAAACTGTAAATCGGTTGTGCTTGCACCAACTGAAGATAACGCAAGGTTAAAACTGGTCAGTGTTTCAACACCGATCCCGAATCTCTCGGAAAATAAATCAGCTTGAAACGCGTTTGTTAAATTGCCAAATATAACTTGGCCAAGTGAAGCCGCAGCCGATCCGACCGCTGAAAAGCTCCTTTTCATTCCCGATACTAATTGCATACCAATATTAAATCCGGCCTTTGGTAATGCAACAAGAGGCCCAAACAACGCCGGCGATTGTGGGAAGAAACCCGCGATCCTTTTTGCTAGCGCAAGAGCCGCTTTCCCAACAAGCCCAACGCTTTTGAACATTCCCTTTGTAAGTTCTTTTACAAGCCCAACGCCCCATTTATCAATAGTGTTTAAAGGGCCCTTTTTCGGCGGGGATTTTGGTTTTAAAAAACTTGCTATCACATTACCAAACGCTACAACAGAATTTTCAATACCTCTTAAAATCTTATTACTGCTAAAACTCTTTGACGCAATATTTGCAACGCCGCTGATCGCATCCCCGAGGCCCTTAAACTTTTTAACTCCAAGCTCTGAAGCTGCAATCTTTTTAAAATCTTTTAGTCCATCAGAAACCGCTTTTATATTCGCCGGAATTTTTAAAAACTTGGGATCGGTTAAGCCACCAAGGAAGTTTTTCAACTTATCGCGGCCCGCTCCCTTTGGAATCGCGTTGACAAAACCTTGCATCCCGTCCTGAAGTTTCTTGAAAACGGTTGCAAGCTCTGTCGATGAAAATTTCTTGCCAGATGATACTAGCTTTTGTAATTCGGCCCCGAATTGATTTAATAAAGATCGTTGTTTTTGATTAACAAACCCAATGCCTTTCCCCGGTGCAAAGATTGGAAGTCCTCCAAGCTTTATGAAGTCCCTTAGCAATAATCCTAAGCTTTTTTGAGTCGGTTTGATCTTTTTAGGATCAATGATCTGAATCACCGACGCGCTAATCTTTGCCTTTGTTGCTTTATTCGTTAAATCAATTGTTTTTGATATCTGTTTATTTGTATTTATAGCGGCCGCTGTGATTTGCCTTTGTATCTGCAACTGGATCGTAGCTTGAGACGCAACCTTTGCTCTTGCCGTAGCTTCTTTGCTTTGTGGTGTTTTGCCCGCTCCAAAGGTTTTTTTGAATGTAAAAGCCCGAGCTAAACCTTTGCCAATCCTTCCGAGAAAATTTGGTACTCCAAAATTTAGAAATTTAAAAGCTTTTTTAAATCCGTTTTCTGTTGCCTTTGCCACTTTTTGAAATCTTGCCTGTAACTTTAAAGCCGCTTTATCTGATTGTTCCAACGAATCAACAATAGGGTTTTTTCCTAGAAACGTTCGACGAATTACGGATCCCATTTTGCCGAATACCCCGGCCGTTTTCGTCCCACGTTCAAAAATATCTTGAACACCATTCGAAGTTTTCTCTACACCTCGGATCGTTGTATCGGTTGCTTTTTTAGCTTGGCTTGTAACGTTCTTAAATGCAACATCTGAAAATTTAAACGCACCTTTAAGCAATAAGGAAACAGTATTAACCGATTGCAAAACCGCTGCAAAAAGGGTTTTCACTTCAAGAGCAAATAAAGCAAACTGTTTTTGTATGGGTAGATTTCCACGCTTAACGGCCGTTGCTTGGTTGATTCGGTTAACATCATCACCAACTTTTTTTAATGATTTATCCGCGTCTTTTGCGTTTTGCTGTAATACCTTAAACGATTTCGCTTTATCCGCTATAGTGGGTAAAGTATCCAACGCCAACCGTTTTAGATCAAGTAATATCAATCCTATTTGGGCCCGAGCCGATCCGAAAAATGCAAACGTTCGCAATCTAAACCTAGTACCCAAAGCTAATGTGTTTGATATTAGCGAATTTATCCCGGCTAAACCTGTTGCAAATGCTAGAACGGGCCCGCCAAAACCTGCAACCGAAAGCCCAAGCAACCCCAAAGTTCGAAGCAATCCACCCGTTGTTAAACCGATTGATCGAAACGTATTGTCAATTGTTACAACAATATTTGTAACCCGTTCTAATGGTTTCGCCGCTTGAACACCGAAACCAAAAAACCTTTTGACAAGTAAAACGCTTTCTTTTAACGCAAGATTGATCCCAAATAAAACGGTTGCGCTGCCCGTAAAAAACGAAAGACTTTGCCCGATCTTGCCGAAGAAAAATGCAACGTCTTTAGCTCTTGAAGCTGACGCAAATAAACCCGCTACAAACCCCGCGATCCGGCCAGTTGACTGTCCCACTATACCTGAAACTTCTGTCATTGCTGTTTTAAGAATACTAACCTTTTCAACCGCAACTCCAAAAACAGAACTAAAAACACCGCCTAAAGACGAGATTGCATTTGAACCAAACGCCGCTATGAAACTAAACAAGCCCGTCGATTGTAAAATTGCCTTTGATTTGAAATCTAAAAACGATTGGGACAACGCGATCTTCACACCAACGCCTAAAATTGCCATTCTTCCTAGAATGGTTTCCATCGTCTTGCCAAAAGAAATACTAAGATTTTCCGTTGTGTCAGAAACCGCGCCGACCGTTTGAGATACAACAGATCGAATGGATCCCGAAATTTGCTTAGTAAGACTGTCGATATTCTTACCAATTGACGCGGTTGTTTTCTCTATCTCTTTGAAGCTTTCAGCCGATGATCCAGTTTTTGAAAGCTCTTTATTAAGCTCTTCCGCGTCTTTTTTCGTTTCCTCAAAGACTTCTGCGCCTTTGCGATCAATTTTTAAGGTTAGTTTGAAAACGCCCATTTATTTTTCACCTTTGAAAAACTTTTCGACTTCTCTTTTTTTTGCAAAAGCTAATTGGATCGAAAAGATCATATTGCTTATTTGCTTTTTTTCTACATGTTGCATTTCTTCACAACAGATTTTAAAAAAACTATACCCGTATTCCCACGCGTCACGATGTCCCAAAACAATCAAATGTGAAATAACCCTTGCTAGTTTCTTGGAATAGTTATCATTGTTGGAATTTCGCTTTTCTTGTTGTTTGAAAAGCTCAGGGTGTTTCGCTCTGAGTTTTGCAACGTGTTTTCTGCGAGCTTCTCGCTTTGCGTTAAGCTTTGCTCTGAGCCGTTCCCTTTCATAACCTTGGGATCCTCGTTTACTTCCAAATCCGCTGAAATCTTCATTGACTCCAATTGTTTTTTGAAATGTTGCGTTATTCCGAAGTCCTCCAACGTCAACAAAAAATCGTTATTTGCCTCCTCGAATTTCGCTCTAATCCCCTTGATCTCACTGGGAGCAAGATCCATAAAATCGTCATAAGAAATATCGGTACACTGTGGCAACAACGTTTTCATCAACGAAGAAATTTCCGTTAACCCAATATTCCCAGAGGCCACCGCTACAACATCTTCACCAAATGCAACGATCTGTTTCATTTTCATTTCACGAATTACAATCGACGGTTTTCCTTCTATTGAGAAACTAACTTGTTTTTCACTCATTCTTTGCACCTCTTATAAGAGAAAACGGCCCGGGAAAATCCCAAGCCGTAATCAGTTTTTTTTACGCTACTTTACCTAGGTCGTAATACTCAATGATACTTGAGTATCGACTATGCAACTCGAACTCCAAACCAAGTGTAAATTGTTGCCAATCCTCACCGATCATCGAAAGATCTCCGGATGGAATAAGATTGACAAACCCTTTGATCTGTTGGTCAATACCTGCAGCCGCGTCGCCAATAAACCACACATGCCGCCTTTGATCCGGAACGACACCGCCGGAAACCTTCAAAATTGTTTCCGCTGCAACTGTTGCGTCAACTTCAATCGTCCCACCGTCCGCGATAGATCCGGTTGTGAGAGGAGCAATAAGCCCGTTTTCAGCATCCAAAATGTAATCCGTATCGATCACATAGACGGGAGTACCGACCGGACCCGTAACAACGACCGCAGAAAGAGCCCGTTTGCTAATCTCCGACCAACGATTATGATGAACCACAATGGTTTCATCTGTCAACGTTGTTCCCGTTTGTGAAACGTCGGTAAAACCGTCACCCATGAAAAACAACTTAATGTTTTCAATTATCGGAACGTCAACGATCAAAGTTCCCGACGCTGTCAACTCCGTCGTGATGATCTTGTCTCGAATCTTCAAGCCGCTTCGGCTTGATTTGTGTTCCAAAGTTTCAGTGTTAATCGTTACGTTAACTTCTAAAACATGGGCGAAATCAAGCCATTCTCCCGCTGGATCCGTGTCCTTTTGAATGAGCATTTTGCCCCGTCCTAAAGTGTAAGGATTATCTGCTACCAAAACATTGTCATCAGCCATTTTAAAAACTCCTTTATCTGCGGGATCCGGTTCTCATCGACTTCTTAAAAGTAAATGTCACCGTACCCGTTGATTTAAAAATAGGAAAAGCATCTTCGAACAAATTTTCACCATCGATCTTTATTTTTGCAGTGATCCCCTTTAAACCTAAAATTTCGTTTTCGATAATCGTTCTAATTTCCTCGCTTCTTTTTCTTCCTGGTAACACTCTCTCTGAAATCTCTGGCGTTGTTGCCGTTGCGGCCGTGTCTGTCACAACGTAATCAGCTTCATCAAAAATAGCAGTACCAACCATCAAACCAAAAGTTTCATCATGCGCTGAATCTCCTTTTTCTGTCCGTTCTATCGTCGAAAACGCAACTAAAGGGGTATTCTCTTCCTTAAAATTTAACTCGTTTTTAATCCCTTCCGCCGTGTAAATCTTGCCGCCTGGAAAATGGGTATCAATAAAGGTTTTTAAGGGCAAACTGGCTCTAATCCGTTCTGAAATCTTCGCCATAATTTGATCAGATCTTACCGCTGGAATCGTCATTAAAAAAACCTCGGTTTCATTTTGTCTTTTGCAGCAGATTCACCTTTTAAAAACTCTTTGTCTGCAAATAGATTTTTCCTGCCCAAAGACTTTGAAAATTTCTTGCCCCAAAACGGGAAAATCTTAGGAGCAATAATCTTTGATAGTGGCTCTTCTGTTTTTCGCGCTGGATTGATCAATTGTGTTCTAGCTTTTCTTAGAGGGAAAAAATCAACGCCTAAATTTCGGCCGCCCGCTTGTTCTGTTGCCGCTGCAAAGAAACGACGCATCTTTGGCGTAACTCGCGTTATTTGTTTCTTTTCAGCCTTTGAGACTGCTTTCATCATCTTGGGATCAAATCGACTAGGATCGCTCTTAAAAGCAAACCCAGTTCTAACCTGTTTTGTTCTATCAACAATATATTTTGCAAATAGCCCGATCTCGGGTAAATGTTCCGCAAAGAAATCATCACGCTTTTTTAATGAAACAGTATCGCCGAAAAGCAAACCTTGCCCGAAGATTTTATTTGGGGCTCTAAGCTTTTGGAATGTCTTTGTAAATGGATGAATTTTAGGCCAAATCTCGTTTCCCCGGCTTTTCATCCAAAATTGAACCGATCTTGACATTGCAAACCCCGACGAACTCAAAGAGCTTTTTTGTGCATTATCCATATCGTTTTTCATGTTCCCAAGAGCTTTGAGAATAAGCTTATTTTTTTTATCTGGAATAAATGTTACTGTTGCCATCAAAAAACAACTCTCTCTTTGTTGGTGCAAAAAAGCTCTTTCGTTAAACCTGCCCGGCCGCCCGAGTTTGGAATCTGTCTAACTATCCACAAAACACCATCAACCAAAATTTTATCGTAGAAAGTTGGAGCCGGAATATATTGATCAAGTCGAATCTCAAAGATCGCTTTGTCGAATTGTCCAGATTCCTCGATCTCAAAATCGCCGTCATAATTTGGAATTACCACAATCGGAAAATCAGCCCCACCGCCCGAGGGTGTAACGGTTGCAGGTAACGCCCAATAATTAACAGTGTCAAAATGAAGATCCAGATCTTCTAAAAATATATCCCGTAAACTCATAACTTATTTTTTCGGATCCTTTTCCCCTGGGTTTCCTTCCGGTGCAACCGTTACCGGTTCGGCTTTGACCGGTTTTACAACGTTTCCCAACTCTGGCAACCGTTTCGCGCTCCCGCAACCCATACCAATAATATAATCAGCCTCTTTTTGATCAACCGTTACCTCTTCATTGTGTTTCGGCTTTCGCCCTGAAATTGATAAAGTTTTTTTTCTGGCATCAATAAAAATCTTTGGCATTTCTACAACTCCTAAAAAGCAAATAAAACGATAAAAACGTTCGGTTTTAGAGATCCGAAAACTCTGTTTTCGTTACGCCAAAACTTTAGATCTTAAGCAAGTATCTGGCTCATGAAGAGCGATCAACGGTGCGCTTTGTACCATCAATTGTCGGCTCGATGGGTTTTGTTCAACCCAAGATTTAGGCCAGAAAGGAGCCGCTACAACGCCCGCTTCAACATCTTGAATCGCGCCATAATGCAATTTGTTCTTTGCCCTTGGTGCCGACGTTGCAAGAATAGCCTCTTTAGGATCGATCATAGGAACAAGAGTTCCTGTTGAATCTTCATAGAATTCTTCATAGTGAACGATAGTCACCCCATGAATTCGACCATAAACCGAAACGCCGTCGATTTCTTCGAGCTTATCGACACCGCCGCCCAACTGGATTCGCCGATTGTCAAGGATTTTCTGTACCTTGTCATTTTCAAGAAACGCGTCTAACGCATCCGATCCCAAAATCAAATAATCAGCCGATAAACCGGTTGCTTTCGCAATGATCGTTTTGTTTGCGAGTAGCTGAGATAATGGATTGCTAGCCGCATCCGTCCAGAGATCAGTACCCGTCAACACAATGTCGTTTCCTGCGTCGCGTAAGAAATCAATTTCCGCATCGAAATCAAGCCCGTCAATAACTAGTTTCCCAGTTCTTAACGCTTCCGCCGCCATAAATTCGATCCGACGCATGATCATATCAATATGTTCGATCAACTCTTCCCCGAGCTTTTCAGCCGCCGCTTGTGCTCCCGATTTTCCGGCCCGATAAATCGTCTCACCGAATTTTCGAACCAGCATTTCGCCCGCTTCCGATTCCGCCAACGATTTAATATAAGGGGGCCGGATCTCGTTCGTGTCGAAAGGTCGTTTTTCAACCAACCGACCCTTTGACTTCGGATGCACGAAAGGAGCAAGGCGACGCCCGCCTTTTCGGATATCGATTTGCAAAACTTCCCCGGTAACATCTTCGCCCGCTGCGAAAAAAAGCTTACTTAGAAACTGTCGCGGTTTAAAAGCATTCAGTTTATCCAACGCCTGAACAAGTGTAACGGTTGAATAAAGATCAACAGTAATAGCCATTTTAAAAACCTCTCAAAAAAAACGTATTTACAAAAAAATCACAGTGCCCAAACGATTAAAACGCTTCAACCGCCTTGTCATAAAAGATCCCTATTCCTCTCAAGCTTTCTCGAACCGCTTCCGTGTCTGGATCGTGTGTTCCAAAATCCATTTCCAATTGATTGAAATGGCCTGTTTCATAAACAATGATTTTCAGATCCGCCGCTGTTGCGTCGCGATCTTGGTCTGCGATAACTGCCTTTCCCAAAAGTTGGGATCCATCACTAGCCGCCGCCAAACTTGCGATATACTTGCCGCTAGCCGTAACCCGTCCCAAAACTGTTCCCCTGGTAACAACGTTACCGGTTAACAATGTTACGGTTCTTTTTTTTCGAGGGATTGAAATATCAAAAATCAAATTATCCTCTGTGTTTATGTCTGTACTCAAAAAAGCTTCAACCATTGCTATATCTCCAATAAAAAAATTAAGATTTAAACCGAATGAAAATTATTTTTGTTTTCGCCTCTTTGCGCCTGTACTTATTGCGCTCATCAAATCAAAACCGCCCTTTGCTTCTTTATCGTCATTATGAGGAGCTTTCTTGTCGTCGTCGTCGTCGTCGTCTTTGGATTTTTTGTCATCATCGTCGTCGTCGTCTTTGGATTTTTTGTCATCATCGTCGTCGTCGTCGTCGTCTTTGTATTTTTTGTCATCATCGTCGTCGTCTTTGGATTTTTTGTCATCGTCGTCGTCTTTGGATTTTTTCTTTTTCGCTTCCTCGTCGTCGTCGTCGTCGTCGTCGTCGTCCTGAGTATTTATCGAGGGTTGCATTGATTGGAATCCCTCATATTTTAGACTGGCATGATTCGCAGCCTCTGAAGGTGTCCAGTCTGAATCAGGGTAAAATATAGCCTGAACACCGACGCAATTTTGATCCTTGACAAGTCCAATAGCTTCAAAATACGGTTTCCCGTCGTTGCTTTTTGCTTGCCTCGAAATCGAACCGACTTTAAAACTCGAACGATCACACAAAACTATTTTGTGTTCATTCATCGAAGAAAATTTTATTTTCGTTTTCACTGTCTCGATCCTTAAAAAAACAAATTGATTGAAAAAATTACTTTCCGATTGCTAGCGCTTCTCTATGATTTTCAGCCCCTCGCACAATTCCAGCAACAATAGCGTTTTGTTCCTCTTCTGATTCAGATCCGCCCGCATGGGGGACAGCGTCGTTATCATTCTTGATCTTGTTCATCGTCAACCCGCCTTTGTCACCTATATCTTTAGCCTGAACAAGTGAAAACTGTTCTGCTGTCGTTGTGCCGTCATTGACCGCTTTCCTTGCAACCTTTTCATATCCCTCTTGGGTTGCTTTCTGGATTCCAACGATCCGCTTTCTCTCTTGTTCGGCCCCTCGTTGCAATCCCGTTTGCAATCCGCTTTCAAACGATTCCTTTTTCACTGTTTCGTTATCGGCTTGTTCGGTTTTCCCTTCCGCTTTCCCCTTTTCAAAGCCTTGATCATAACCTTGATCTTTAATCGCCTTAAAAACTTCCGGGTGTTTCGTTTCAATCAACCCCATGTTGATCGGTTCAACGTTTGCTGCAAGATTTAAACCTGTTGCATTATTAGCGCCCACTATGATATCCTCCAATTGTGAATTCAAATTATTTATAACACTATCAAGAGTTTCAACCTTATCGGCTAAACCTTGACTTACTGATTCTTCACCAAACAAAAGGATCCCTTCAAGATCTTCCTTTATTGTTTCTTCATCTAGATCGCGATTTCTCGCAACATTTCCAACAAAAACATCGAAAATAGTATTAACCTGTCTCTCTAATTCTTTGCGGCCCTCGTCGGATAAAGGTTTGTGTGACGGTGTAAGGGCCTTTCTCTTATTGCTGGTAATCTGTGTCAGGTTGACACCTTCATCTTTTAGCATTTCAGAAAAATCAGC